TGCGGCCCGTATGGTTCTTGATAATTCCGCTGTAATTTCGGGCCCGCAATTAGAAATTAATTGGTCACTACTCACTCCCGGACAAGATATGTCATCCTTCTATCCCCGTAAAATATGGTATCGTGAAGGCCGTGGAATTGAAGCTCAATACCCGGCTATCCGCAATCTGAGTTTTGAATCCCACATTGATGAACTTATTGGAGTTTCCAAATTCTTCATGGAATTTGCCGATATCGAAACCACACTCCCTACCTGGCTGGCCGGTCAAATGGTTAATAATGAAACTGCGCAGGCTGCTTCCGGCAGAATGGCAACCATAACCATAAGTATTAAAGACATTGTAAAGAACTTCGATATGTTTACAGAACATATTATCCAGGATCTCTACGCATGGAATATGGAATTTAATCCCAGACCTGATATAAAAGGTGATTATAGTGTAAAAGCCCGTGGGGTGTCTTCCCTTATTATGAAAGAAATCCGTATGCAGGCCATCAATCAGTTCATGGCAACACTTGGACCTGAAGATTTGGTCTACATTCCCCGCCGTGAACTTCTGAACGAACGTCTGAAAGTCCATGATATCAATATCAATCTCAAAACAGAGGAAGAAGCGCAGAAACTCCGTGACGAACAGCAAAATTCGGAGATGGCCGTGTTGGAAAAAGAAATGTTGAAGTCTGAAATAGCGAAAAATAAGGCTCAGGCCATGACAAATCTTACTAAAAGTAAAAAAATTAATATAGAAGCCAATAAGGATGCCTCAGTTCCACCTGAACAAACCGAAAGTGAAGACCCAAGGTTGGCAGATGAAGCCGTTGCTTTATCTCAAACGGAAAGAATGGCTAAAGAAGCTAAAATCCGCAGGGATGAGGAGAGCCATGCAATGGAATTGTCGCATGCAGATGAAGACCATAATGTAAAGAAAATTCTCGATACCACTAAAACTGTGCATGATATTACTTTAAAAAATAAAAAGACAGATGCTGAAATAAAAGCAAAGGAAGAATCAGCAAAAATAGCAAAAAAGCAGAAAAAGGTTAAAGAAGGAGGGAAGTAATGCAGGAGAAAATGCGTAAAAAAGGCGAGTTAGTTTCAGCAGTCAACGGGTTCAACCATACCCCTCCAATGGATGCGGTTATTGCCCTGTTGGATTTATACATTGAATTAACCAGAATTCAAAACGATGTCGCTCAAGAATCTGAACTTAAACACAACCAGGGGAAAATTGCGGCATTCAGGGAATTAAAAGATGTCATCACGCGAGGCAACCCGCAAAGACCTGTGTGAAAAATTATTGACAACGGAATTAATTTTATGATATATGGTAATCGGAAACATTGTGAAAAAGATTTGAAGCGTGATTTAACAACTTTTAATCATCAACCAGAAGAAGGAAAAGAAGGAAAAGATAATGATGAAGTAAAGATGTCAAAACAGGAAGCTATTGAACTCTGTAAACTGTTGGAGGGAGCGAAAAGAATTATGCAGGGCAAGATAGCGAAAGCTTAAATCTCAATTAATAAACGAGACTAAAGGTCAACATTCAGGAATTAAATTTCCTTTCTGTTGACCTTTTTTTATTAAAAATGAGGGGAAAAATTATGAAAGAAAAACCGGATGAAAACACTGCCGCAGAAATTCTGTCACAACAGAATGAAGTATTTAATGAAGCATTTAATGAAGCAGAAGTAAAAAGTGAAGATGGGGTCCCTGCTTCCGGTCTGCCCGATCCCGGTGATTTAAGTAAAACCAAACCGGAACCATTTCATGCAAAAGGTGATGAACCATCTCCCGTTGATGATAAAAAATCCGGTACACCCGCTGAACCGCCTCCTTTGGAAGATTACGAACAAAAATGGAAAAGTCTCAACGGGATAATCAAGTCTAAAGAACAGCAGTTTCAAACCCGCGAATCAGAACTTTTAACAGAGATAGAGAAGTTAAAGACTCCACCGCCTTCTCCTCCTGTTGATGATAAAAATAAAAAAGTGGAAACCGGACTGGATGTCGAAACTCTTTTAAAAAATCTTAATCTTAATGATGAAGAAAAGGCCATGTTAAAAGAGTATGATGAAGAATTCGGATTAGTTTCCAGAGTGGAAAGTTTAAGACTCGGTAAAGCAATCGAATCAATTTACGGTATACTGAACGAAGGATTCCAGAAACAACTCAAAGAAGTAAAAAATGAATTCCAGAGTCAGTTGAAACCGACCGCAGAGTTTGTCGAAAAGACAACCAGGGAACGGGAAGAGGATGCGGTCAGCAACCACTTCAATACAATCGAAACGGCTTATCCTGATTATAAGACCTACCATGAAAATGGTAAAATCATCGAATGGATTCAAAGTAAACCGGCATATCTCCAAAAGGGAATGCTGGAAGTTTGCCAGTCGGGAGCAGCCGGGGAAGTTATTTCTCTTTTGGACGACTTCTATAAAGAAAGTAATATCCCGGTAACCAGTAATCCGCCTCAGAATAATGTTGTGGGAATGGACAGGGCCAAAAAAGACCGGAAGGCCGCCTTGACTCCTCCGCAAAGTAAACGCGGCGCAATAAATCCAAACCTTAAACCATCTGATGATTTCGATGGAGCGTTTGATGAGGCGATAAGTAAATAAGGAGAAAATTAAATGAATTTAACTACTTACGGAGACATAACTCCTAGAACTGCCGCATTTGTTGCGGTGGATTTGTTAAAAAGAGCCATGCCGTATCTGGTGCTGGAAAAATTCGGTGGACGATAGTTTGGCCGAATTAAAAGTCCTTAAATTCGGGGAACATCCTATAATAGGACAATCCCGAGCCAATCCGTAATGGAAGGTGTAACGACTATGAACGACGATGAATTTAGAGGAGCAGTAATAGGAATGATTTTAGGAGATGGAAGTTTATCGCATTGTGCTACAGGGAATACTAACTCGCATATAGATTATGCTCATTGCATGAAACAAAAAGAGTATGCTCTATGGAAGGCTGATATACTTAAAAATCTCACCACCGTTACGATCAAAGATGGAATTAGTAAATGCAAAGGGAAAGAATATCCAAAAGTGAGAGTTTTAACAAAGGCTCATCCTGTTTACACTCATTTATGGAAACGATTTTATCATCAAGGAAGAAAAACGATAGATTCTTTTTTGATGGAACAACTCACTCCTTTGGGTTTGGCAATCTGGTATCAAGACGATGGACATCTTAAAAATCATGAAGATTATTTAACTCCGATGTTGGAAACAAATTGTTTTAATGTGGCAGAGCATTTAATAATGACAAAAGTTCTTGCCGATAAATTCCATCTTGAATTTCGCTCGAATCATCTTAATGCAAAATATTTAATGTTGAGACTTCGCCGAAAAGACAGGGAAAAATTCTTTGATATTATACGAGAATTTATTCATCCTACAATGGAATATAAAATTAAGGATGATGGAAAAACATTAAGAGAATTTGGCGATCCGATGGAATGCAAATGCGAAATATGCGGAGAGAAAATTATTAAAGCATTTACCTTGCGTAATGATGATCGCCGTGGAAGATTTTGTCGCAAATGTTATAATTCTCATCGTTCAATAATTGGGACGACTCGCAATCAATATAGTGAGTCAAAAGATAGTCTGGACCCAGTAGTAATACCGGGAGTTTGTTAGAAATAATAAACCAAGGGAAACCTTGTAACAATGATGCAAGCTAAAAGTTTACCTGCAAACAAAACGCAGTCTATGAAGTTCAGGCGTTATAACAGTCTGGGACTTCGCACAACGGCATTGACTGAAGGCGTAACTCCTGTGGCCGATAAAATGACCGCAACAGATATAACCGCAACCTTAAGTCAGTACGGCGGCTTAATCGGTATTACTGATGTTGTTCAGGATACCCATGAAGACCCGGTTATGCAGGAAGGAATTGCCGTTATCGGTGAACAGGCGGCCAAGACAGTTGAAACATTACGTTATAATGTGCTCAAGGCGTGCAGCAACGTTTTCTATGCTAATTCAGTTGTTTCCCGTACTTTAGTCGCAGCGGCCATTTCACGCGCCGACCAGCGTCGGATTGTCCGCGCACTGGAACGTCAGGAAGCCGGATTTGTAACCAGTATTGTCAAATCCACTCCGTCGTTCAATACCGAATCCATCCTCCCGGCTTATGCCGGTGTGACCCATGTCGACCTTACATCCGATATACGCGGACTTACGGGATTCACTTCTGTAGCGGATTACGGAAAAGTCTCTCCATGGGAAACAGAAATTGGTTCCTGTGAAGATGTCCGCTATCTGAAATCCACAATCTTTACTCCCTATCCTGGAGCGGGCGCGACAACTTCAACCATGATAGCGACCGGCGGTAACTGTGATGTTTACCCGGTAATGTATTTCGGCAAAGACGCTTACGGGTTTATCGCTCTCAAAGGTAAATATGCGATTACTCCCATGGTGGTCAACCCGAATCCGAGTATTGCTGATCCATTAGCGCAAAGAGGTTCAATTTCCTGGAAAACCATGCAAACAACGGTTATTTTGAATGACGCCTGGATGGCGGTTGCCG